TCTGATAATAGTCAGGAAGCCCCCCGAAGGGAGCCTCCTTCTTAAACGTCAGCTATTAAGCTGGGTCAATGCTTGCAGGGGGAAGAAGTCGGACTGCGACGAAAGCGTAACGGTTGCAGTAGTAGCATCGGTCAACTGAGGGTTAACCAAGATAGCTTCAACCTTACCTTTGAAGTAGAACTCTGTGTTGTCAACTTCTTGGGTTGCACCAAGCGAGTCTGCGAGGTCTACCGCAGAAGCACACATCATGAAGCGGAAGTAAGCTTCTTGGCCAATAAGGGCGTGGAAGTCTTGCATATCTTCAGGAACGTAGTTTACTGTTACTTCAAGCGAAGGTGAGTCTGCTTGGCCTTGAACCTGCGAAGAGGTTTTTTGACCATAAACAGGTACGTTTACGATGTTAGCGGGAGTACCGATCGAGGGGAACTCACGAACAGAAGGCATACGATCAATGTTAGCATCGTTAGCTGAAACAAAGAGAGCAGCGTAGTCCGCAGCAGTTTCACCAGCAGGGGCGGTTGTGCCGCTATAGATGTCAAGGTAAGAAAAGATACCCGCACCTAAAGAGGAAATATGAGCCATTTTAGTCTCCGTATAATTTAAATGGTATAATATAGCTTGCACTGTAAAGTGCTTTGTTAGATGGGTCTAGCCCTTCCACATTCAAGTAAGATGTGTAAAGCTCTGTCCCGTTAGTTAACTTTTTGTTTTGTAATACTGTGTCAAGAGTATCGGCAATATCAAATATTCTAGATTGGCCTTCGCCCGCTGCTACAAAAATCTTTAAAGCAACAAGTCCAGAAATTTCTTTTTTACCACCATAAGCGTGATTTTGACTAGAACTTGGTAGTAAGTTTAACCTACAAAACTCTGTCTCATCAGAAATTGACCCTTGATAGTTATCAGGGTAAACATCAATGTTTTGAGAAACCCAAGCACTAGAAGCAAAAACAGCTTCGATATCGTCTAAAACGCTATCAAACATTATTTTACCTCTCTGCTGAGTTGAGCCTCTATAACGAAATTATTATCGCTATAATCTACAATACTGTAGTTTTTATTATTAACTGTTAAAGTATCATAAACAGAGAGGTCTAAACCAGAACGCATTATTGCGGTAGTTATAAAGCCCTCTCCTGAACCGCGTCTTGCAGTTTCAATGATAACTTCTACTGTAGTAGTAGAAGATTGACTTACAGTTGTTCTATTTGCAAAATCATAGCCTGACACGTTTTTACTAGATAAAGTTCCTAGTTGAACTAAATCTCCCGCAGCTGCAAAAGCTTTGTTAACAGCTGCAGTGACTTTTGCAGATAAAGACATTAGTTAGACCTCCACCAAGAACTACCAACACCACCAGAGCTACCTCTTTTAATTAAAGGCCGCAAGGGTTTAATAACAATAGCTGGGGTAATAGAGGTTCTAGTTACATCATTGTTGCTATCAGACAAGCTGATACTACCAACAGAAATGCTTTCAAAGGTCTGTGTCTTCTGAGCAATTAAGTCTTCATTTTGTAACAAGTGAAGAGCTTGCTCATAAACTGCAATTTTAACTTGAGGGGGTGTCTCATCAGAAGCAACAGAAATATCTTGACCCATACGAGGGTCGTAATACTTTGCATCTTTCCGAGGCCACGCTAGAGCTTGGGAAGAGCTAACAGCAACACCAATCCAAGGACGGTCGTCTATTAACTGAGTAGCAGTAACTAAAGCTTGCTCTTTTACTTCGTCATTAGAACCTTCCCATTCAGCGGAATCAATTCTAGTTTCAAAGTAAGCGTCTGCATCGGCTATAGTTACATAGCTATTTGTATTAAGAACTAAAGCCATTAGCTCCTCCTAAATCTTAAGAGTGGAAAATAGGCAGAATGCCCAAGTTCAGTGCGTCCATATTACGGTTCCAAGAAGCGCCAGTTGCGTAGTTTGCATTGGTTGCAAACGCAGTCGTGGAGCCTGCCCAGTCATAACCCAGTGGGTGCATGATGAAGCCGTAGCGGTACCAGATGTTGGTCGAACCACCACCAGTGTACGAAGCTGCGTCACGGTCTACTTCAACAGGAGTTGGAGCAGCAACAGGAGCAAAGGCTACGGATTCTGGTTTAATGATGAAGGAACACTTGTCAGAAACAGCATTCAAGTCGCCAGTTGCATCGCCAGCAATACGCTGGTTTGCACGGGTCATTACGAGGCGGAATTTACCACCAAAGATACTGTCAAATTCCATGTTGCCATCTTGTACACGAGTGTCGTCAACAAGGTTAGCAGCACGCATTTCTGCCATAACTTCTGGGGAAGTTACGAGGTACATGAAGTCTGGTTCATGGTCTTTAAAGCCCATACCCAAGGCACGGAACAAACGCTCACCACGAGCAGCACCGATAGCTGTCGAGTCAAACAGACGACGAGCGTCCGAAGAACCTGTAGCAGCGTCACCAAAGGCACCAGCAGCGTTTACGTCAACAAACATACCAGTTGCAGCAGTGTTAGCGTCTGTGTCAAAGTCAACAATACCGCCGTTACCAGTACCACCTGCATCGCCAAGGGCAACTTCGTAGGCTGCAACACCT